GCTTTCGTTTTTCCCGATGAGACCACGTCCCCCATTTGATTAAAAAAGCACGAAAAAATACTTGACAAATAATCAAACTTGTGGTATTATAATTATAGAAACAAGGAAACCGTATAAAATAAGGAGGAATAAAAATGAAGATTACAGAAAGAGAAAGGTTCAGAAGATGTGTATTAATGGAATATGCTAAACTTTGTTATTTAGGAAATGTTTATGGAAATGATGACGAAAGAACGATACAAGCTAGTGATAAAAGTTATAATTTATATAGGGAATATTACAGAAGATACAACGACACGCCATTAAACAAAGACTATTAAAAAATAAACCTGCCCCATAATTGAGGCAGGTTTTTATTATTCGCTTTTTACTTACATATAAAAGTTCATGAGATTAATATTAATATCATAAACCGAACCGCCCAGTGGATTTGACACAATAATATTACCATTAGTATCAATTGTAATATCACCGGGAACGCGACTATAATTATTTGTAGACTCTTTCGTCAGACCGGCAACAAAATAGAACGTTTTATTAGAACCAGGTGCTGGAATGCTAGACGGTAACTTTCCAATGCTGATATTTGTCCCGACTGTTGTCGGACTGGACACGTTCAAATGTCCGTTAATGCTAATCAAATTCATTTTTGCATTGTAAACGGCATTAACTGTTCCTCTCAAGCCACTAACGGGCGTTACTGTATCTTTTAAAGTTCTTTCGATATCAGCGTTAAGATTTGTAACCTCAGACTGTGCACCGTTAGCTGTTGTTTTTACGCTTGAAACTTCTTCTTTTAAAGTACCTAAGTCTTTTTTATTCTGTGCATTGTCAACCGTTAAACTCTGCGCAGAAGCTTTTACGCCAGCCATATCGTTCTGCAATGCTTCAACACTAGGAGATAAAGCTGTGACTTTAGCTTCTGCGCTTCCTGCCGTCTGATTAGCCGTTGTTGCTGTTTCCTGTACTTCGTGAATTCCAGCATCAATTTTAGACATATCTGAGTTATAATCACCTAAATATGTCGGCTTGTCTGTCCCAATGTACTGGCTTAATTTGTAATAATTTGTTTTGTTTGTTGAACTCATTTTTTATTCCTCCTTAATTATAATTTTAACGCTGTTTTTGCGTTACTATCGAATGTGTAAGCACTTAACGCTTTAGCTTCAAATGCTGTTACGGTTAATAATAAAGCGTCAAATTCGCTCGCTGTGATTGGGTTATTGAAGTGTAACTCCGCAAGCTGATTGATAACATCTTGATAGAACACATATTCGCCTGTAAAAGGACTGTGCATATACAAGTTGCTATCAACGCGAAATCTTTTCGCCCCATATAAGTCGAATTCTGTGCAACTAAGTAATAAGTTATCGAATTCTGTACAACTTAAATTTAACGTATCAAATTCATTGCACGTTAGAGCATTGTATCTTAAATTGTCATACATATCACCTAGCGCTTGATTAAGGCTCGTATAATAACCCTTGACAGGGTTTAACACTTGCATATTACTAGGTACATAATTATTAATATAATCATATAATTTTGTAATAGACGTGTCAATATAGTCCCGTGTTTCACCATTTAATTGATAGATAAGAACGTTTAATTTGTTGATGCGTTCAATTAATTCATTTTGAATATCATCAATTTTCTTATTCAGTTCATTATCTTTTTTATCCATATCGTTACGAATATTTTTTTCAACTTCCGCAATATGATTATAAATATCATTATTAAGACCGTCAACGTAGGTTTTTAACTCTGCCACTTTTTCATCTGTATACTGCTTATACGCGTCTGTGAACCCGTTGATTGCGTCAATACATTCATTGACTTTATAGCCTATATAACACAAGCACTCATAATAACTCTGTTTGTTGCTGTATACGCTAGCGATATCACAACAAAGTAAAGGAACTACAGGTTTTAACTCTTCTGACATACAGTTCACCTCCTTATCACCAAACCTTTAAAAACAAATCTCGGCAAGCTTCTACAAGCTCTCTATTGATATTTTGTATTTGCTCGCGATATTCTTCAATTGCTTCACTTGTTGATTTTCCTCTTAATCCTATCTCTTTCGTGTCTCTGTCTCTTTTGCTGTCTTTGTTGTCATTTCCTGCGTGGTTATTGTTTGCTGTAGTTGCGGTATTATTGATAGTCTCGCCCCTACTCATAGCGCTTGCATAGTCTTGTGTGGCTACGGTAACTTGCGGATTGTCACTATCAATATTTTGATAGTTTTGGCTGTTTTTTACCTCGCTGTTTCCGTTATCTGTTGATTTAGTTGTTGTTTTTTCATTTCCTGTTTCTGCTTCTGTGATTGTTATATTTACATTTGTAAAAGGGTTGTCACTTTGAATTGCGTTATACAGTTTTGTATAATACGGTGTTAATTCATACATTTTTGCTAGAAAAGCGGTTTTCCACATTCCTAAAGTCTCAAAGCCTATATAATTATTCCAATACCTAAGTAAAAAATATGTTTTAAAAGTATACAGGTCTTTTCTATCCTCTGAATAAAACGGGAAATCAAAATCAAAAAAATTTCCCTGTGTTTTGTCGATAATTCGTTGAACAGATAAATCCATACTCCATAGTTCTTGGGACGGAATAAAGCTTTCACAAATATCTTTCACTGTAGTTGTGTATTTACTCAATCTCGTCACCATCCTTTCCTTTTTGCATATATTTTTCAGGTATATACCCATTAACCATGGTAGGCAGTTCACTGTTAAAGTCAACTGTCACATTCAGACCCCATAACTCGTTAATAGCTTTTGCGCATCTTCTTCTTAATGTCAAACCCACGTTTCTATTGGCTTCAATCTGCCCGTTGTTTCCAGCTGTCTCGCCTGTGACAAGGCGTTCGCCTTTCTCTACAGGATTACTTTCATATCCTAAAGATGTCAGTACCTGTGACCATAAATCCCTCAATTCCTGTTCACATTTATCGACGATGTAAGGTGCGCCCATGTTCAATGCCTTGATGTCTTTCAAATTTAACGAATCAGAAACTTTTAATACAGGTAAATAATTATCGTACATCTCTCCTACTATTTCAAAGCTCAGTTTTTCGTTGTCTGAGGAAGAAAGTGCAACAGGTGTACGCTGTGCATACATATTAATGTCTTTTGTTTTCCAAGTATTAGCCATAGCGTCAGCGTACATTAAAGCTTTGTAGTAGTACGGCATTGTTGAGTAGTTGCTCCATAAAATACAGCTATTTTCTTTTCCATATTCCTCTATATAACCGTTAGCTGTGTAAGCAATTCTATCTTGAGGAATATTGTAAATATCGGGCAACCCCGATAATGCAACTTTCATAAAAGCGTATCCTGCGATATCATCTTTGATGAATACACCAAGTCCATGCCAAAATAGTGTTTGTTCAATGTACATTGGTAGAATTTCTTTAGGCAAATCATTCCATGTGTACCTATTTACAAATATGTCAAAAATGTCGTAAAAGAAGATACTCTTAATTGTTTCAAAATCATCTTTTTTATTTTTATTGACATTTCGTTCAAAAATTCGCAATGGATTTCTCATTTATACGCACCTCCTTTTAATCGTTCAATAACCCATAATTCCCTACATCGTCAGTATGCCACAAAGTCACGCCGTTGTCAAATATATTTCGTAGTTTTTTCAACTGGTCTAAGTCAATGTCTCCCGTAAATCCGCAATGAGAAGTTTTCACATAGTTCCAATAGGCTCTTGAGTGCAAATAAGGGGTAGCGATTTTATTAATTGGGTAGCCAAACTGCTCGAAAAAGCTATCTGCCATTTCTGCAAATTGTCTTTTACATGACATTTCATAGAAATCAACACCACACTCCTTGATACCTGTCAGAACATTTTCTGACAATGCTTTTCCATGCGTCACTCCCGCATTTCTCGCTCTGTCTGTTTGATTTGCTAACATTCCGAGAGCGTCCCAAAAAGCGCTGGTTGTTTTACCCAACCCGTTAAGTCCTCCTTGTAAACTTCCTCCAGCCAATCCAGCAATAGCTGTGCCTGTTCCTATGGTAGCATCGACAGCCGTATGAACTTGAGATAGAGCGATAGAACTTTTGTTTTGCGCTAACCACGCGCGGTAAGTGTCAGAAGAAAAAGAACACATTGGAAAAGAAGAGTTAATGAGCGCTTCGCTCATTAGTCCATGCCCTAATTCTTCACGTGTTTTATAATTTTTAGGTGCTGTTAGAACTTGCGGTAATGTTGCGATTGTACCGTAGCTGTCAAATTCAAGAGATTTATCGCGATTGTAACTGTACTCATACCGATAGATATGTGTATTACCTTGGTTGTTATCAGCGAGACAAAATAACCATGGATAAGAGTATAACTTTTTATTTTTCGGCTTATATCCCTCGAAAACATTGTCGGATATCTGCATAGATGTAATTTTAGGTTTTATCTCTTTTCCACCTAATGCAAGCGTGCATAATTTTGGCGACATAAATAATCCTATTACTGCATCTTGCGCGCCTTGGTTGTTATAATCTTCTAATAACGTGTTAATCCCTTTTAGTCCATCTTCTGTAGTTACATCATAATGTCCGATACTGCCCCAACAGTACACCCCATTTTCTACCCGACCCTCAAACCAACTTTGTTCAGTTGTTCCTCGTGTTACAAAAGCGCAACACTCTGTTGGTGTCAAGTCTAATTTTTTGTGTCGTGAAACAATCGTTTCGCCTGTCTCTAAATTCACAGGAATTAAATTTGCTCCGATAGAGTCAGCACTTCGTGGTATATGATGATATTCTACAAAGCAAGGCTTGATATTTGCACTATAGAAATTATTCTGAAAAACATCTAAAGAAAAGTTAATTCTAGTTGTTTTTTCTGACAGCCATTCGATTGAATTTATAAAGCAAAAAATCCATTCACTTGAAAGACCTGTATTTTGAAACGCTAAATAGTTTAACTCTAAGCATTCCATTTCGGTGTAAGGAATTTTTACATCTAAATTTCCTACGCGAATAGGAGCTAAATGCGATAAATCAACCCCATTAAAGTTGACTCTCCATTTTTCGAGATGTTCTAGCAAGTCTGCTTTTGAATTGTATAGTCTGACATGCTCGTATTCGTCCGACCATGGTACACCACTGTATAATCTTAATTTTGTTTCGGGGTCGCGTGGCGCGACCCCTCCCTGTGTTGGTAAATTTATCATAGATAAATACCTCCGTTAATTATGACGCTCTTGTGAAACTTGCTGTGTTTGTGATAGTCTCGTCCGGTCTGTAAACAGCTTTCAATACGATAGTTCCTGTCTCGTCCGCGCCTGTGTGTAAAAGATATGTGCCGGGAATGACATAAGTCTTGGCAGAAGTAGCACCGCTGTCGACTTCAAGCGTTACTAAATTCTGATGGTATGCACCTGTTCCACCTGTTACAGTTACCACTACTTCTTGTGTCTGCCCAGCTGTATAAGTTCCATCTGTCACACTAAGGGTCGGCGCTTCAACAACTTTGTCGGTTGTAAAGACTCGAATCGGATAGAACGGGCTTGCGCTTACCATTTCCACCTGTGTATAAAAGTAGTTCCATGATAAGACATTTGCGAGTCGCTGGTCGCTCATTTCCTTGAACTGGTCGCGGACGTTGAAGAAACGAACATCACAAAGAACGCCTTGGATTGCGCTATTCGCGAATTTGTCTACAATGACTGTCTGAACCGCCACGTCTGCTTTGTCCATGTGAAATGCGTAAGCTAAAGCGTCAACGCTAATCTGAGCATTGACTTCGGGCGTAGTAATCCAAATCAGATTTGCTGGCATAGCATGGGACGTTGCACCAGCTGGGTTATTTTCTGGCAATGGGAAACCAAAATTCCCGACTGCTCTTTTGACCTCAATCAATAATTTTTTCGCTGATGCTTCATCCACAATCTTGTCAACGGTCACTGCTGGAAGCACCTCTTTTTTATACCCGACATTAATCAAATCACGCATAGCGAGATATTCGTCCCAGTTCGCCCCTGTGATAGCGCTTTCCATTTTTGCCATAATCATATCACGGATACCGTACTCGCTTGTAAAAGCTTTTCTAAGATTGTCATATGTAACCGTAACAGGGTACTGAATTTCAAGATTGACATTATGGAACACGCTCAGGATATAAGACTGATACTGCTGGAATGCGTATTTAAAATCTGCCTGTGAGTCATAAACACGTCCTTTACACATATTCACATAAGTTTCTTCATGTGTTTCACCGTATCGCATCGGCTCTTTTTTGAAACGTGCTAACGGGTTTCTCCATGCGATGCTGTCTACCGTCTGCATACCGATACGATTAATTAATGACGGCACAATTTCATTTCGAACAGGGGCAAAATTCAGAATGTTATCATAGACAGTCTGTAAATTGTCTGAAACTTCCACTGGCAAGTGGTTCTGAACTTCAAAAGAAAGCTCCTGTTTGACAGCTTTTAAAATATTTTTATTTGTTGCGTCTGCCATTGGTTCATACCTCCCTTATTCTGTTTTACCGTTAAAGTCTAAATCTTCCACGGTAATTTCTTCTGTTTCGCTTTTTGACTCGCCTTTATCATCTGCACGAGTCGTCCCTTCTGCCATTTTTTCCTTAAAGCGCTTTTTGTACTCGCTCTCTAGCTTTAAATACTTGTCTTTCCAATCGCTGTCTGTTTCTCCGCTTCTTTCTCCCTTATAATTCTGTAGCGCCTCGATTGCGTCACCATGCTCTTCCACGTCTGCTATAGCGTCAATTAATTCGCTTAATGCTTCTTCAAAATCCATACAATATTTACCTCCTTATGTTTAGTGTTACCCTTTTACAATTTCTATTATATCACCACGGAAAGAAAAAGTAAAGTGACATTTTTCTTTTTCTTGAATGTGGGTGAATTGGATATGGGGATAATGTTTGTAAATATGCGTACCATTTTAGCGCGTTCTTTTTACGCTCTTCTTCTTTTTCCACTCCTGCGCGTTCAAAATTCTTTAAAAATACAGACGCTAGATAATCTGGTTCTTTCGTAGACTTACGAAACTCTTCCCACGATATCGGATATTTTGTAGTCTCAATCCACTGTCCGCTACTTACTGTTTCTTCGTCAAGCCAAACGCATTGATAATAACCGCCTGTAATATCATAACCGTGAGCATTTGCCCAGTCCGTGTAGACTGTTGCTGGTGTCCACTGGACTAAACCATAACCCCCATTATAATTTCCCTCTTTTAGCGACTGCCATAGTTCGGGGTTGATATTAGACTCAATCTCCATATTACCTAACATTCCAGCGATTGCATTGAGCGTAAAATCTTTAAAAAACATTGTGCTGTAAAAGACATATGCATTATTTTTCATTTCATCGTCTGTCAAATAACGGTTTCCGTGAATCCACTCTAGGGTCATTCCGGCACTATCGCCATATCGGTATATCTTTGTCCATGCGGACGGCTTTGATACATAAGAATTAATGCTTACTTGGTCGGGTAAGGGATAACGCCCACTGTGCGCTCCCATGGTAGTACCGCCATTCCCTACCCCAGCGCCTTGATATACCATTTCAGTGTGTCCGCTACGCCACACGATGTCGCCAGCTTGCCATGCTTCATTTATACTAATTTCTTTGAACCCTGCTTGTAATAAGTATCCCTCTTCTGTTCTTGTCGTAAACCATGGATTCACTGAGAAAAATCCTGCCTCTGTTAACGCTTTTGATATGAAAGAGCTACAATCATAATAAGTAATACCGTTCACGGTCTGACCTCTTCTATATTGCTGTGAATAGCCAATATTAGGGGCATTGCAGGCGTTGACCGCCCACTGATACGCTATATTAATATTTGGCATTTTTACTGTCCTCCTTAAAAATGTTTCACGTGAAACATTTTGTTCCACGTGAATACAAACTAAATCATGTATAACATATCTTTCGCGTAAACGATTTCAACACCACACGCTCGCGCCAGTCCTCCGCCAAATGTTCCTGGGTGTTCCACCCCGTTCGGGTCTTTACCATCTAATAAGCATAAGATTTCAAGGGCTGTGACTAAGTACTGTGTTTCTCCACGCTTTACATAATGCCGTCCGGCTTTCGCTTTTGTCTTTTTACCAACAAGTCCGTCCTCTGCTATTGTGCGCCCGTAATCCATGTTCATGGCGTGTTGCACTACGCGTACTGCCATTCTTTTTGTGTTTCTTCCCACAATACCATCAACCGCAATTTGGGCACCTGTAAAATTAATGGCGTGTTGCTGTCCCAAGGCAATTAATTCATTTCTTGAGTTTGCGTGCGCTGGTGGACTCTGTGGAACATCGGGTACAGGATTTGAAGCTCCATAGTCTTTATATACGTGGTTTACATCGCATCGACCATTAATTCCGTCAACCGTGCCATTACTGGAATATTGCCAAATATCTACATTGTCTACACCTAACGCATTGGAATATCTAGCAATCCACAGGTCATATCCCCATGTCTCACCTATATAATTCTCATACCATGATTTGCTGGCATAAATACCGGCTTTATAACCGTGTGTCAGCATAGCATCGCAAAAACGCTTTGCGTTGTGCTTTGCTACAGACTGTGTTCCTTTTTCCTCGCTGTCGAAAAATACAGGCAGATTAGGCGTGTGCCCCTGTAATAATCTAAGGCAGTGATTAATTTCACCTTCAATTCTAGCTGTTGTTTTTGCATATGAATAGAAATAGACACCATATGGAATGCCCAACCGCTCACATTCACTCACATTTCTATTCCATTGTTTATCGTCTTGTGATGCCATATCTTGTCCATAACCGCAACGAATGATTACATAGTCCACAGCATTTTTTACTTTTTCAAAATCAATCACTCCGTTATGATATGATATGTCAACTGCTTTTTTTACACTCATTTTTTAATCCTCCTTTTTCTGTTCAAATGTGTCACAAATACGCTGTAATGCAAGTGTGTTATTGTTAACTGCTTCTGTAATATCTGACATTTCTTGTTTGTGTAACTCGTTTAGTTTATCCATGCGTGCATCATTCTTATCTTCTCGATATTTCACATACCACATAGACGCAATTGCTACAACTGTAGGCAGTCCCAACGTGTTAATAGCTGTCATGATTTCCTGTGCCATGATATCACCTCCTTTTTTCTATTATATCACAAATAGAATTATTTGCAAATAAAAAATGTTTCACGTGAAACACTGTTCACGTGAAACATTTTGTGTACGTTACAAAATAATCAATGCAAAGGGAACGCAACGCCAAAAATTGATATCAGACTACTTGTCTATGTGCGTGTATATCAATTACAATGCTTGCATTATTTTGGGTACAGCATTATAATAACATATATCATTAAAACTGTCAATGTTTCACGTGAAACATTAAAAAGATATGACATCAAATATCATGTTCTTACATTCCAAATTTTCAAATAGAAGTAATCCTCTGTTAAAATATTCCCGTAGCATCGTAACGATATAATGTGTTGAATTGACACGAATAGTCGTATTGTCTATGACATCAGTTTTTGTAAAGCATATTCTCGTTGGAAAACTATCGTCTGCTCCTGTTGATACATATAGACAAGTATCATATTTTCTGACATTATACAGGTTATCATTAAATTTAATTGTACAAATATAACGTGATTTTCCACTTGGCTTACCAATTAAACATTCGTTGTCGTTTAGATATTTATTTTCACTAGCGTACGCGTTGTAACTAGCATTTTTAAAAGCTCGTGCAATACCACTTTCTTGATATGCTGTTGATGCATTTTCATTGTAAGTTCGTTCAAACACCCAGCCATCGCCTCGTAAAAATTTTGTGTCTTTTTTTAACATTTTGTTGATGCCAAACTCCTTATAATAAGGGTTTAATAGTGATACTGTATTTGAGGACATATATAGAACCACTCTTCTGTGTTGTTTACCATGACCCGAACTAATTGTGGTACATAACGATAATAACTTATTCACTTCATTTGACAAATATATATTATCTTCATCTTGATACTCATCAAAAAATATAGAGCGTATATTGACAAACAGTCCACGCATTTTTTTATATTTTCTTGCGACATTTAAAGCCAAACAATAACCGCATGGCTCTTCATTGATAAATAACTGTACTAATGAGCCTCGCATCAAGCGCTTTTCAGTCATAACATAACCGTCAAATGCTTCCGCAATATCGCCAAAATAAGTATCTGCACATTCTGTCATATCAATGACATTTCGATATAAATAAATGAACTGATTTTCGGGTCTGTATTTATCTTTTAAAAAATCGGAAACTTGTCTACATTTAATAGAATAACTTTTCCCAGCTGTTCTATTTCCATCTACAATATATATGTCGGGGGTTTTCCCATATTTATCTTTCATGGTCAGCAATCTCTCACAATGATAATAACCATCGTCAAACATTTTAGCACCTCCATTCATGTTTCACGTAATACATTTATTTTATAAAAGAGGTGGCATATAGCCACCCCCTTTAGAAGAAGAAAATTAAAATGGTATTCTCACGGCATCATATTATAAATTTGATACATCTAAAGTACAATTGATATAATCGCGCCCAGCTTTTGTCTTTCCGCTAATTTTAACGATAGAGAATTTTTCACCGTCCATAACACTTTCAATATCTTTCAAAGACTGTCTAAAGGTTGCAGACTGCCCAGAGTACACTTTCTTATCGGGTGTGATAATACTTACAATCTCCTGTATATCTCCGTTATCTTTGATGTCATTAAAGATAATATATCCGTCAACTGGGATAGATTCCCCATCTTCGATATTTTTTAATGGCTCAATGTCGGGCGCTGTGGTCATAAGATACTTTTCAACCTTTGTAAACTCTCTGCTCATTGCTTTAATTTCTACCATGTTATTTACCTCCTGTTTTTCCTTTTAATCTTCCTTTTTCATTTCCTGTAACTCGGTTTCGGTAACAATTTTTTCGCTCTTGACATCTGAATTAAGTAAGAACTGTTCGTCAGTCATTGAACGTTTTTCCAATTTAAATTTAATGTCTAAAATGGAAATAATATCTCCTTTGTACTGTTTTGCAAGCAAGATTTCCGCTTTATCTCTTGTCTTGCAGTTTGGTATTTTTTCCTCAAAGTAATCTTTAATGATTTCGCCCGTCTCCTTGTCTTTATAGATTCTTTGTACAGAAACCTCCGCTGTTACTAATGTTCTTGTAATCATCTTGTTTTCCTCCTTTTTTCTGTTTTTGTGAGTGTGAATGTAATGTAATATGTTTTATTTATTACATTATTATAATAGCACAACGACTAGATATAGTCAAGTGTTATATCATAATTTTATTTTTTATCTAAATCTCTCACATATGTACTGTCTGTGTCAGCATATAAAAATCCATCGCGAATAGTGATAAGTTTAGATATAATCTTAGCGTTGTTTAAATTTGTGTCATTCCCTAAATAATCACTATTCGACATTGCACTTATGCCATAACGATTATTTAATGCAACTTTATTTTTTACTACTGCATTTTTAGCCATCTTTTTTCCTCCTTTTTTCTACTTTATTTATTACATTATTATAATAACACGACACTAAAATATAATCAAGTATTATACCATAATTTTTTTATCTTTTTGTTCGTGAATTTTAAAATCTTTATTCCTTAATATAATTCCGCCCTTTACTCGCTCTGCTTTTAAGTTACATGATTCCATGTTAAGTCCTTGAGATAACTCTGAGATGTCTCTACCCTCTTCAATAAATTTTTGTTTGGCTTGGCTACTCATGCCACACGCTTTAATATCAAGATAAGGCTCACAAGGCTCGTGATTCTCTTCAACTATATGTTCTGCATAAGTCTTTTGACGCTCATAATACGCAAAATCGAACGTGCTTTCACATTTCCAACAGCAAAAATTAGTTGGGTGCTCAACTACTTTATTCGCTTTGTCTAATCCAATCAAATGAATGGAATCCGTGTCAGCGTAACAAAACCTGTCATAATTTGCCATAGCATGACGGATTGTAAAATTCATAGCATATGAAGTAATAGCACTACCTATAGGAATATATCCGACTTTCTTTTCATGCTCTTCGTGTAGAATAAATCTAATAATTCCATCTTCATCGAGATAAGGCTCTTTATACGATGAATTATCCGACATAGCAAATTTCCCGTAAAGATTATTTAAAAAAAGCTTTGCTTTCTGCCTTTTAAAACCTTTTGAGGTTCTCTTTTCTTCTCCGTATTTATCTATATACTCATCGAAAAATCCCTCTCTAGCGTAGAACCATATATAATCATAAATAACCAAATCATAAATATCATAAGTTTCTTGAAACAACTGCCAATCAGTACAAGTCATAGTGAGAGTAACATTGGTATCATGCATCTGTCCGTCAATATCGCGATAATACCGATAATATTCACCCTTATATCTAACATTCGAGCTGTATAAATTTTCATTCGCTTTATACAAGGCACTCTGTCTAATGTGAAGCCATGGGAACGCCCCCTTTTTTAATTGAAATCGACAGTTGAACCGAATAAAAAAATATTTATTAGCGGAGCTTATAAGTTCATCGGGTGGCGCTCCCCTGTGGTATTCACCATGCCCAAACGGGTATTTATTACCGCTGATACTATGCATCATAGATGGATAGAGAGAGTTTACATCATATACATGCCCGTCACCTACTACAGTATGAGCATATTTAGGATTGACATAACACCAGCCACCATGATATGACTTGTGAACATAATCCCACTGGTTCCATACGCCTGTTATTGCTTCGTCTAAGTAATCCTCTCTAATATCGGGAAACAACTTATCATATTGTTTCTTTTGATAAAACCCTTTAAACTCTGCCAAGCAACACGAACCTATCGTTAATTTATCATGCTTTTCGTTGAACATCATTTCTAGCGCTTCTTTTAACACTAACACATCATTTTTAATATATTTCTTTTCATCTTCTGATATATTACAATAGGCGTATCTTTCGCCCTCGTAGTCCATATCTAATTTTTGATGCTTTGTGCCAAACGATTTACCTATATTTTTCAACGAAGAGGGCATAAGCTTCAACGAGTTCCTAATCTCTAAAAAGGTCTTATTCCATTTTAATTTAACCCAATACCACGCTCCCATATCTGAAATACAGGTCTGAAATTGCTTTGAACGCATTTCTTTATCTTTACAGTGCACCCACTCCCAACCCTCTTTCAATAGAAAATCAACTATGAAAGAACCATCAAATGCAAGGTTGTGAAAATATAAAATATTATTGCCGTTCATTGTTAAAAATCTATTTAAGAAATCTCTTATCGAATGAGTTATTGTTACAGTTTCAGTATCGTCATATAACGCCACGTCAGCTCCGCCCCATACTTCTGTACTGTCTTGTTTTTTGCGTTTTTCCTGTTCTACTTTTTCGCCCCACACGGTCGTCTCAAAATCGCAAGCCCAAAAGGTTACTTTCTTTTTTCGTGACATTATATCACCTCATTTTTTACTCTTCTTCTATAGCAATATCTAGCATTTGAATAAAATCTTGAAAGTCTTTTGTTGCACTAAGAGCGCCCATCTTTTTCAATATATTCCAAAACACCGCGTCAACCGTTGCTTTGTCCATGTAGTACTCTGTTGGAAATGCTTCTGGTTCTTTTGAATAGGTATACGCAAATAGCGCCCTATCTCTTTCTGTAGCATTTGACAACAGCGCATCGGTTTTTTCTCTTAACCATGTTGCTACTTTTGGGTGGAAACTGTCTAATGAATCATACCAAGAATCGATAATGACTTCATAGTCTAATACAGGTGTTGCTATATTGACTTGAATACCTGTCTTTTGTAATGCTTTTAATTCCTTTGCGCTAGTGTATTCATGAAATCGAGCATACTCTTGTTCTTGCGGTGTTAATTTAGTGAAAACTCTATTTATTTCAAGCGCGTGCTTTCGCCCATATTCTTTAGACGTTATTATTTCACCTGTAAGCATATTTACAACAGACGCTTTCTCGCGTATCTCTTTAGCTGTCTGTCTTTGCAATCTTTCAATAGATACTTGAGTGGGTTTTTTCACTCGCTTAATTCTCTGTACCTGTACACCCTGTTTTTGCTGATTTCTGACACGTGCTAAATACTTATTGTATTCTTTTGCATATTGCTGTTGCAATATAGACGCTTTTGTTTGTTTCTTTTTTATACGCTTATTTGGCATCTTTTAGTCATCCTCCTTTTGCACTTTTCTTAATAATAAGCCGTGTGGTACGCGAGTATATTCAATGCTGTCTCCTGGATGTATGTCTAAATCACGTATGGCTTCTTTTGGTATCATGACGCGAGCGGTGTAGCCGCCTGTGCCTCCTTTTGTAAACATTACTTTGTATCGTAATAATTGATTTGTTAATTTTGACATGTGTTTTTCCTCCTTATAAAAGATTAAAGACTTTCCATGTGAATTGTGAAAAATATTCAGCTATAAATGATACAGAAGATAAGAAAAGATATAGTAAAAATGTTGCCATGATAACAACGGACAAAATGCCTAAGAAAGAGGATATCTTTTCTAGTTTAGTGTATGGCTCTTTTTCTTCTATAGGTGCGTGCCTTTTTATCCAGTCTATTTCACTTTCGTGTAATGTTTCACGTGAAACATTTTCTGTATAAAGATTGCTAGACGTATCTGTCTCTATATAGTCTTTAATTCCATCTGTCGGATTGACGTAGCTCTGTCCATCAAAACCCACATAAATGTTTTTATTAGTATACAAATTTTCTACCCAGTATGGAGGGTCAACGAATAAGGATATGTAATTGTTTAGTGAATTTTCAGTATAGAAGTCGTGCAATTCTACCCCAAAATCTGTAATGTTATGCAATCTGTATTGAATCATTTATTTTTCCTCCTTTGAATAATATCTTTTTTTCCAATCATAATATAAGGCTCTAATTTTTTTCTCTTCTTCACTGCGCTCCATTTCAGTAAAACTCGATAACTCTAAAAACGCTAAAAGTCTACCTAAATTACTTGACATAGCTATAATTGCATTATCATACAAACCTATAGAAATGTCTAGTTTAAATCTTTCATACTCTTCCTTATATTTCTCATTCATTTATTTTTTCCTCCTTTGAATAATATCTTTTTTCCCAACAATTACACAATTCACGCAATTTATTTTCTTCATTATCTCTCTCGCCCTCTGTGAAGTCTGATAGCTCTAAAAAGGTAGATAACCTACCAATTTGTATAGCCACTGCTACTAAAGATTTATCGTATAAACCTAGCTCTATATCTTGTTTACATAATTCATACGCTATTTTATATTTCTCATTCATTATCATTTTTATTCC